ACAAATCAAGGGTAAACCCGCCTTTCTGACTCGGCAAATCACCACCAAGGCGTTCATCTGCATCAAAGCATAGGCACATATCGGCATCAACAAGGTCTAATAATTGGCCTCTGTGTTTGCTTTCCTCATGCCACTGGTTTGGACTCCATTCCTTACCCTCAATAACGGTCACATCATCAAAGGATTTCATTATTTCAACGCTGTTATCTGTAGAACAGTCGTCATAGATATAAATGTGGTCACAGTGTTTGAAAAAGTGACTCAAAGTGTCCTCAAGTATTAAGGACTCGTTTCTCATTCTGGATATGCCCGCTATCACAAACCCAAAACCCTGTAAGGTGATAACATGTTCCAGAAAGTACGCTGGGCATCACCTGACATCTCACCGGGTGATATAAAAGACTGGTAAACGTGAAAGATAATCGCTTGTTTTACTGCGTCAGGTATTTGGTCAGCACTTGCAGGACTTGTGCCTGATGGGTAGCCAGCAGACAGTGTAAATTTAATGGGTACTATGGTGTCATCAACACTTGGCAATGATTTAAACCTTACCAGTGGTGGCGCATCGTTTAAATCAGCTTCGTAGTCTGTGAACGCCGTGTATGTTGTGCTTAGATATTCAACAGAATCAATAGCACGGACAGGGTAAACGGGTAAACGATAGTAAGCCACCACATCTTCAAAGTACAAAGTAACCGTACGCTGTGCAAACATAGCACCTGTGAAGTTTTCAGCCTCATTAGTAGCGGCCTGTAACATGATGGTGATTTTGTCATCATGCGCAGTGTCAGATATGTTTAAAACATCTTTACACTGAGCCAGTGTTACAGGGTAATAATCCGGCGTTGTTGTGGTGACTGAATATCTCATTTCTTGGCTTTTTTCTTGGTTTTCTTTTTGGTGACTTTCTCAGGACGTTGCTGTACAACTTTGGTTTTATACTCGGTCAGATAACCAGCTACAGCCAAATCCTTACAACCCGGCTTTTCGTCAATAATGTCACCTTTTCTCATCCGGCCAACGCGGGAATCGTGAAAGTCGCAATTTGCTTTGTATTTCATAATAAAAAAAGGGGCAGGTTATTAGCCCACCCCTTAAAGGGTTAAACAGTTAAGTCGCCGTATTGGACAGCGGCATTTCTAAACACGCCGAACGCAAAGCGTCCTGTGCCTCGGATAGTGACAATTTTCTTCTGGAAGTTAGTACCATCAGATTTAGTCATTTCAATCTCAACACCTTGTCGTGTCCACAAGCCTGTGTTCATGTTGTCAATTACCAACAATTTGTTAGCAGTGACATCATTATTCAGCACAACAGGCAAGCCCCAGATATAAGGCTGTCCATTGATGTAGGTCAAAGCAACGCCATCACCAGAAGCATAATCATTTCTGGATGTGCCAACTTTGACACGCTCAATTGATCCAAACGTTGCTGGGTTCATCAGGATATGTGTTGCCTGATAGTCACCACCAACAATTGAATACTTGGCCTTGTTCAAAGAATCCATAGCGGTATCACCAGTGGCTGGTGTGAAAGCTGTGAAGTTTCCTGTATCGGTCAATCCAGACAAGTTCGGAGTGGTGCCGTTGCCAGATATAATTTGAGTCTGCAAACGGTGTCTAATGCCGTGGTTCATTCTCATATTGATGTGACCTTCAATGAAAGGCGCATCAGCCAAAGCCTGTTCTGCAACTTCAATGAAATGGTCAATATCTCTAACTGGCAGCTCTTGCGAACCATAAACGATTGCTGATTCAGGCATGGTTTCACCCTGAGAAGTCTCAGCAGCAGCATTAGTGTGCGATGTCTCTTTAGGGATATGAATCATGTTAGATGCAGTTGAGCCAGTAGGGATGATGTCCAACAAATTCAACTGTCGAAATGGTGCGGCATTCAAAGCCCTATAATCTTGCTGAACCAAGTCAGAAGATGGCTCTAATGGTGAGCCTGATTCAGTCAAAATGGTGTTTTTGACCTCGATAACCATCTGGTTTCGCTCTTTATTGGCAAACTGCTTGTAACTTTCTGATTCAGTCAGTTGTTCACCAATAGACTTAGTTGTACCGGGGTTAAAACCTTCCGTCAGCTTTTGTTGCAAATCCAGTAACTTTTCTGAAAGTTCCGCGGTTTTCTCGCGCATTTCTTCCATTTGGTCACATGTCTGCTTTAGCTTCTCTCTGGTTTCCTCTGAAGCCTCGCCATTAGCTTTCACTTCATCGGTGTATTTCTTAACCATTAAATCAATCTTAGAAGCTTGTGCCTCATTCAATGATTTAACCTGTGTTTCGACCTGTGCTAACAAGTCGTCTGCGTTTTTAATTTCCATAGTGATCTCGTAAATTACGCGCACAGTCGAACCGCCCCGCCCATTTCTGGGTAGGCATTCAAAATGCGCTTGGTTTAAATTAGATGCTCAGTCTTATTCCTGAACAGTCAATGACATCACCATCGCGGTGATTTTTGATGCGGCTTATTAACGTCATTGCCGCTTTTTGTGAAAGTCCTAAACCATCGCGGAGGTATCTTTCAATCTCTTTTATGCTGTCAAGTTCCTCAATGGCCTTGATAGCTGTAATACTTGCGCCTAAATTGGCCGGTTCCTCTACAATAGAAACCTCGATTAAGTCCAGTTCGTAGATGTCAACACCGCCAAAATCGTTCTTTTCAACGCGCTTCTCAATGTAACCAATGCTCATGCCATCAATTGCACCGTGCAAAATAGATGCTTTGGTGTCCTCTGCCACTGAGTGTCCAGGTGTCAAACTTCCTTCCATGTACAATCCGGCATCATCTGGTGTGATTGCATCCCATTTGCCAATAACTGCGCCGTGGTGGTTCCACCTCATACGAACGGGTCTGGAACGGTTCTGTAATGTTTTATCAAAGGCTTCTGGGAAAACCCTGTCACCATAGGAATCTACATTCATGAATTGGGAGCCATAGCCTGTCACAATGCCCTTTGTGGCATCCTTGACTTTGACTGAATCGGTTTGAAAGTGCTTATACTTCATTGCTCTGGCCTCTGGCTAAATCTGTTAAATATTGGTCAATGGGTTGCAGTGCTGTGTTAATGAGTAGTTCGTCACCGCCATCTTTGGGCAATCTGCCCTCTGATAATCTGGCTTCGTTGGGTGTCATGGTTCCTGAATTAATCTCTTTCTGATTGGCTTCGGCTCGGTCTTTGCGTGATAGCTGCAACAAGGCATCAAAATCAAAGTGAACGCGGGTCTTTTTACGCTTACCAGCTTCTATTAAGTGAACGCCAGCAGATTGCGCTATGTAGTCGGTCATCGGTCGCAAACTCAGCTTGTACCAGCCCTCAATAATCTGTGTGATGCCTGAACCCCAACCAGTAGATGCGCTCATGTCGTTCAGTAAAATGCTTGGAATGTCTAAGAATCGGCCAATGTCCTCGATTGAGAACTTGCGTGATTCTAATAACTGGATGTCTTGTGGGTTTAATCCGATTTGCTCGTACTTCCAACCGCTCTCAAGGGTCATCAATACGTTGTCTGTACCTTCCTTTAAGGCTTTAAACTCGGTCTTTAATTGCGCTCTTTGCTTGTCAGTCAGTTTCAGGGCTGAATCAAAGTACAAGATGCCTGACGGCTTGGCTGCATTGTCTAAAACTTGGGTGCTTCGCTCGTCAGCAGAAAGACCAACACCAATAGCAGTAGCACCGTATGACAGCGGTGACATACCAACAACGTTGTTTCCGAATAACATGGTGTGCCAGATATTATCCGCAGCTATAACGCTTTGACGGCCATCTCTAGTGTAAACAAAAACTTTTGTGCCATCATCCAATACCCGTACTTCCATCTGAGTAGATGACAGCGGTAGGAGTGATACAACCTTGTTTTTATCCCGTCTTACCAGCACATAAGCGTTACCAGTTGACATCAGATTGAACGAAAGCTCGTTCATAAATTCAATGCGGGTCTGGTATCGGTTTACTTTGTAGTCGAATAGCTGTTGCAAAGGGTTTTCTTTATCGGCCACCCACTGATTTTCTGACTCATCCCACACCTGCATCTGTACTGGCAAGGATGATATGGTGCGTGTCCAACGGGTAATCCCAGCCCAAAATGCTGACAATTGCAGTGCTTGGTCTAATGTTGGGCTTTTCTGGCGCGTGAACGCCTTAGACTTTGGCCTTGTGTATTGCTCGCCTTTGTCGTTAGAGGTTGATGAACTACCACCGCCCCATGTCCAAAATTTAAAGTTCATAATGTCATTGATATTCTGTTGGTCATGACATCGTCAAAGGTCATGTTCGGTTCATATTCCAATGACATGCCGAAACACATTAAGAGCGTTACAATGTCATCAATTTTGTTTGCGCTGTTTTTCTTGTCTGGTGATTGGTTCATGTTTTGATCGTGGCGCATCACTAAGTTACCGGCACACCAAGTTAAAATAGGGTCGCAGCCGTGGTATAGATTGCCTGAGTAGTAAGTCTCATCGAATTTCTTAATAGCAGGGTGGTAGCTTTGTGCGCCTTGCCTGAACGGTTCCACTTGAATGTCGTGGTCATCCTTGAGTACTCGCATCACTTCCGTGGCGTTCCAAGGGTCGGAGCCTACCGAAACAGGGTTAAACCTGTGACAAAGCTCAACAATCTTGTCAATAATCACTGCATGGTTGACCGTTTTGCCTTTGGTCTCAATAATTAGACCTTGTTCTTTCCAACCAGCGTAAATGTCACCACCGGACGCTGTTTGCTGGTGTATGCCGTTTTCAGGTAGGAATCGCCAGCCGTGGGTGTGATATTCATCACCAACCAACCACAACATGCGCAATGAGGTTAAATCTCTTGTGGCTGATAAGTCCAAAGATAGCCAACAGGGATAACCCTCAAGCTCATCAAGCGGTAATACGGTCTTGTTTTCCTCAAACTTGCGTAAATCAATGTGCGCCTCTGCTGCTGCGCTTGGTCTGTTAAGGCGTTTAATCCTGAACTCAGCCATTTTTGATGGCATGGCTTGGGCTTCCAGTGCGTCCTCTGCAATGGTTTTAAGCATGTTTGGGTTTACTTCGATTATCGGATTGGCTTTAATCCACTTGGTTTCGTCAAACTCATCGTCATTGTCATCAATGGAAAAGATAACACCAAAGAAGTTATCCGCCTCACGCGCACCAGATAGAATCTGCTGGATGTACATCCTGATTTCTGGCCATGGTGAATCGGCTTTAAGATAACCCTCAGTGGTCACATACAGAAACAAAGGACTCAACCGCGCACCAATGGCAGATTTTAAAACCGCTATCAGGTGATTGTCTTTGTGGGCGTGTACCTCATCAATAATCACACAATAAGGGTTTAGACCGTCAAGGGTGTCTGCTTTAGAATTTACCGGCTTAAAACTGGAACTGTTACCAAAGCCAGCGATTGAATTAGCGTAGCATTCGGCTTGGTGAAACTCTCTGAACTCTGGCTCCTTGTTGACCATGTTCTTTGCATAGTCGAAAACAATACGAGCCTGTTTACCTGTTGGTGCTGCGCTGATAACCTGTGCGCCGTTCTCACCTTCCTCAAATTGACAGTAAAGGCCGATAGGTGCAGCCAGTGTAGACTTGCCATTCTTACGACCTGATGCCCATAACGCATTTGTGAATCTGCGCTTATCATCTGACTTGTTGCGAAAGCCAAAGACATTAACCAAAAAGAAAACCTGTGCATCGTACAAGGTAAGCTCTCGGCTTTCCCACGTACCCTCAATGTGCGGCATCTTCTCAACAAACTCACATACATCAGTGGCGTGCCATTCTGAGAAGTAGAAAGGGCATTCATCTTGTTCAGCTCGTTTCAGGTCATCCAGGAACCTTTGACATGCAAGCTGCGACCATTTTCCATGCGTGTCTGAGCCTTGAGCAGCTTTTGCATATTCAATGGCGCGTTCGACATAGGACATTTTTTAAGGTTTCTTAGGCTTTCCTTTCTTAGCGTACTTGTTCTGCTTCTTATCAGCGGTGGGTGCTTTCATCTTTTCGCGTGAGATTGGGTTCAAGCCCATCTGTGCAGCGAATGAATTTAACTGTGTGTACATGCTCATGGATGGTGTTTCATCAGCTTGCCACAGCTTGTTCATCTTGCAGTAAAGTAAGCAGTACATTTCTAAATACTCAATGTCCAATACAGTGAGCATTTTATGAGCAATCATCTGTGCGCCTTTCTTTTGGTAGAATTGAACCGTTTTGATTGGCCACCATTCTGGCGGGTCTGGCAGCTCCATCAGCTTTTCAGTTTCCACACCGTCAGGCTGGAAACGTTCAGGACGTGCCTCGCCTTTTAACGCTTTGATGTTATTTGGTTGTGGATGTCTGGCCATGGTAGTTAGGTGATTACTTGCATTTTAAAAGTGATTAATGAAATTCTGGAAAAATAAAATTCCTTC